TCTTAAATAAAGTTGCATGATTTGGAACACTAATGTCACGATTAGTGGGAAGTAATCATTTAGATTCGAATCTAATTAAAGGTTCATAAAAGAATCTGTACCAACTTTGAACACTTAATTTTTAATATAATTGGTAATGTATCAAGAAATATCAAGTTTTAAGTAGCGGCAGTTACGTTACCAATAAACGATCCAGATTTTAAAATGGTTGAAGATACAAATAATAAATGGAGAGTTAATAAAATTATTTTAGGAAAGAGACGTAATTTAGCTGATGTTTCTACGTTTAAATATTTAATAAATCAGGGAGCTAATATTCATATGTCATGCGATTATGCTGTAAGAATGGCATCGCAATATGGTTATTTAGATATCGTTAAATATTTAATTTCAAAAAATGCCGATATTCATGCTAATAATGATGCAGTTCTAGGATTAGCATCAAAAAATGGACATTTTGATGTTGTTAAAATTTTGATTGAACATGGAGCAGATGTTCAAGCTGATAATAATTGGGCAGTTAAACGGGCATCTGAAAATGGACATTTAGATATTGTGAAATATTTGATTTCCAAAGGTGCCGATATTTATTCCTTAAATGAATTTGCGATCAAATGTATTCGAGTAGAAGGTCGTTTGGAAATTATTAAATTATTAGTTCAAAAATAGTGCTGATATTAAAAAATTGATAAATTATCTATTTAATCCGTCTTGAAAATAATTGGTTAATTATTTTCAAAATGGGTTCCAACAAATTATATTTTAAAATAACTAATTCAAAAGAAAATCATCACGGATTCCAATATTATGATGGTTTAAATGTATTAAAAGAGAAATTCAATGATGATCCAGAGGCTTCGTGTGTTGCTGGTGGTTTTTATTTCACTGATATTAAACATATACTTGAATTTTTAATGTATGGTATTTATTTAAGAGAAGTTACGTTACCAACAGATGATCCCGATTTTAAAATGGTTCTAGATGAAAATAATAAATGGAGAGCTAATAAAATTATTTTAGGAAAAAGACGTAATTTGTGTGAAGTATCTACATTCGAATATTTAATCAATCAAGGAGTTGATATTCATATCAATGATGATTATACATTAAGATGGTCATCTAGATGTTATTAAAATTTTAATTAAACATGGAGCCAATATTCATACCCGTGATGATTGTGCGATAATATTATCATCAAAAAATGGTTATTTAGATGTTGTAAAATATTTGATTGAACATGGTGCTAATATTCATGCCAATAATGATTATGCTTTAAGATGGGCATCAGTGAGAGGACATTCAGAAGTTGTAAAATTAATCAGTGAAACTAATTAATTTAACCTGCTCCCCTGGAGACAAGGTAAAATTAATCAGTGAAGCGGATTGATTTAATCAGCTCATCTTGAAAACAAGATAAATTTATTTTTATTTATTCCAATAACAAAAAATAAAAAAATTGAAAATATTATCCATTAATCCGATAAATATATTATTTAACATATTAATATTCAAACAATGTATTGACTGCGTTCACTTTTCTCGATTAACACAATCGAGGATATTAAATTTCTGGCTGATTTATACAATGATGTCAGTGGAGAATTAGAAATAAAACGAGCACAAGGGGAAGAATTGGTTTTATCAATTGAATAAACTATCAATCCTTTTAAAGCATTACTAGATAATTCAAATTTGCCAGCGTATCCTTTTAATATTTATTCTAGATTAGTCGGTCCTAGTACTGTTAGAGCCGTTGCAATTTGTCCTGATAAATTAAACGCTGCAGAATTTGTACATCCCAATAAAGATTTAATATTGAAGTGGTCAAATCATATTGATACAATGGTTGGATCCGAAATGGATAGACGAAATGACATGGGTTATTGTTTTAGTTCTCCCAAACAAAATCTCGAAAATATGTCAGAATTAACATTGGCTGTTAAGTTATCCAAATATGCTACCCATATAATTCCGCTCGAATCTGGATTTGTTGTGACCAACGCTAAATCAACCTATTTGTCATGTGTCGGTTTAACATCAGATTTTTCATGCGACACTTCGCTAATGTTCGATAAAGATGATGGTTTCCTTTCAGCATTTGGTGACAATTCAAAAAGTATAGCATACATCAATTCCCGTTTCCAATTATGGAAAAATAATAATTATCAAGGAAAAATGATGGATTATTACGAGTATTGATAAAAAAAATAATTTTGTTTATAATCATAAACAAAATTATTTTTTATAAATGTGCTCCCTTTACATAATATAATATTTCTTTCTCATATTTAAGAATGAAATCATAATGTTTTTCGGTTAATTTTCTTGTTTCAAATCCAATATCCGAATTATCAAGTTCGTTAGAAATTTTTTTTTCTTTTTTTTTGCTGTGTGGATAATTTTCTATATTCCTAAACATACCATCAAATAACATTCCGGCAATATTTAAACTGGACAAATAAGTTATTTTTATCAATGTATTATATGCTGTGATAATTTCTGGATCATCAAATTGTTTCATTTCAATACTTCTTAGATACATATCTAAGCCATCATCAACTGATGTAATTTTTTCGGAATTAATTTTAATAAATTTTTTATATATGCTTGCTACTTTTTTTGGCATAGTTAAATGTTCTCGCCTGTAGTCCCATTCCAAAATTACAAAAACTTCATCCATTTATAATAATAACAATAATAATATATTACTATTATTATTTTTTTTTTCATTTTTTTTGTGATACTTGGACAAAAATTACAAATATATTAAACAATTATATCTCACGCAATTCAAATTCGTACTACACACAATAAAATTAATATTACAATTATTAAAAATAACAACATCTTTCCGTAAAATAAAAAATTGGATGATGATGGTATGTTATGTTTTTGTTTTTCGGTAACAGTAAATGTTCTCCAAAAATTAAGACTATTTTGTTTAATTTGTATTGGATAATTATTATCTGCTGCGAATATTAAAAATGTTTTGAATGTGTCAAGTGATTTAGGGATTTTTTTGATTATTATTGAGTGGATTAGCGTCACAAATATCGACAAGTAACCATATTATCCATTTTTCTTCGCCATATCTACGCGTTAATTCTTCACCAGGCATAATATCACGATTTGCAACATATGAAGACCCAATAACAGACACATTATGATTATCGTATGATAATCTATAAGAATTAAAACATTTATCCAAATCAGACCTTACAAAAGATTTTGGATATGAAAAGTCACCATCATTAATAAATGCAATAATATCTGATGCTATAACAAATCCTTTATTTATTTTTTTTTTGTAAAAACGCCATTTCCACTACAGATATTGGATTTCGATATTATAAAATTATTTGAATTTTCATTGATATTTTTAATACTGGACTGATATGATAACATATTAGGCATATCATTATATAATATTTTTATATGATATCATTTGTGTAGAATTTCGGAACATTCGGCAATAATGTCCTTTTCGATTTTTTGATTTTTTGGAAGAATTGATCGGTTACCACATTTATCACTCCATATTGCATTGTCTATATAACCTTCATCGGGAGGATTATTGAACATTGCTATATCATAAACATATCTATTTTTTTTGATCCATTTACATACGTCCAATTGGCCATTATTGATCGCGTAAACACCGACCCATCCATTCCATGGGCAATTATTTGCATAAAGCCATTTAACAACAGTCAAATCCCCATATTCGGCACCATATGTAAATGTCCAACTGTCCCATGGACACCCATTTTCGTGAAGCCATTTAAGAATTTCCAATTGGCCTCCTTTTGCAGCAGCGGAACATAAACGTTTGTCCCAAATAGCACCATTATTTCTGGCCCATTCTATTATATCAATATGCCCTCGATAAGCCGCAGTGATTAATGTCCAAATATCCCACTGACAACCATTTTCATGCGCATATTTTAAACAATTCAATTGGCCTCCATTAGCAGCATTTGTACATACAAATTCATTTAATAAACAATTATTTTCATGAGCCCACTTTAAAATTTCTAAATGACCATATTTGGCAGCGTCCATACAGACATGATTTCCCAAAATATAACCATTGTCATAGGCCCATTGCAATGTTTTCAAATCACCACCAATTAAAAAATCATTAATGGAAAATTTATTGGCACATTTTTTATACTTATTTTTAATGAGAAATGATGCAATTTGTTCAAAATTTTTAACAGTATATCTCAGTAAATAAAGATAGGAAAGGGGTAATTTATCAAAAATCAAATACCAACAATCGTTAGAAATTATGTTAATCTCCATTGGAGGTTACTGGGATAATATTAATTGGAATGCAATATTGTAGATTTTACTGTTTCAATTTTTTAGAAAAGTTACAGGTATCATATCCTTTACCAAATAAATATTATTGGTATTTATTAGAAAAAAATGTCGAAACATAATGATAAATATTGTTGTCAAAAATGTTGTTGTGATAAACATTATAAACCGTATCCAATAAAAGAAAATTTATTAAAAGGAAAGACTATTAAAGCTGTTTATATGGGAAAATTAACACAACAAGATGATGGCCAAGCAGTTAGTTGGGTTGATCCAGCAACAATTCATTCATGGATTTTAACAGCTGCAAGCGATCCAATGCATATAATTGGGTAACAGGCGTTTCAACTTGGCAATTTAATTTATCGGGTAATCCAACTTCTGAACAATGGATACAAACAATATATCCTTAATCAATTTTAGTGTATAGACACAAACACTAAATAAAAGTATCAACAATATTAATATTTTTATTACACCAAACAAAAATTCGAGTATCATGAAGGATTTTTACATCTACTAAAAATATATAGGAAATATATGAATATAATGAAAAAAATTAATGGTCCAATTAATGTTGTCAGGATGGAAGGAATAATAGATAATACTAAAAAAGTAATTTATTTATTTATGGATCAACATCAGGCATATCAATACCAATCCGATTGTAATGATCCCGATAATTCGATAAACATCGCAGAATATTTCAAAGAAAATTTTACTGAACTAAAAAATACAAACAAAACATACGATTTTTTTTTAGAATTCGATCCAGAATTACTATCACACGAATCAGACGAATTATTTTTCGTTTCTGATCCAGAAATAATATATATTGAAACTGTGTGGAAATTTTTTATGAAAATATTCGGTTTGAACCATCAAATAATAAAATATCGTCATTATTTGATAATGTTAGGTTACATTTTTTTGATATAAGAGATGCATTATGGTTTTTTATATTACCTATTTTTGAATACACCATCGCAGCAATTAGGAGTAAAATTTCAACGGCACAAAAAACTATGGAAAAATCAATTGATGTGACGATTGAACTAATGGATACAATGTTAAAAATTTTAAAAAGTAAAGGAATATCAGAAAAAATTAAAGCGACAACTATTAAAAAATTTGATGTAGCACCAGATATAATATTAGAAGATGCCGATATCAGAAAAGAATATTTTGATCATTTTGTTTATTTATTAAATAAATTTTTGCACGGATACAAAAGCGAAAATGTTAAACAAATAATTTATTACAATATCGATAATTACTTAGTTCCATTTATAGAAGAAGGAGTACAATATTTTAATAATTTACAAAACGAAATTAAGCAGATGGATTACAATAGTTATAATAAATCAAGAAATTATTTAATTGATCAATTAAACCTAATAATAATAAATCTATTTGATGTATTTGCTGAACTTGTTGATTTCTATTTTTTGAGAAGATTTTTGGACAAAAAATATATTACAAATACAATAATTTATTCGGGCGCGGCACATTCAGTTGTGTACATATACATTTTGCGCAGTATTGGTTTCAAAATAACACATTGCGCCAATTGTATCATCCAAGATATGACAAAATTAAATAATACTGTCTCGGATGTACCAAATTTTCCTTTTAATCAAAGCAAAAAAGATTTAATAAATATATTTGTGCAATCATACGAAAATCCACAACAATGTTCCGATCTAACAAAATTTCCTAAATTGTTCAAATAACATATTTCAAACTGTAGTAAGTGTGCGGTTTCGATACGCATAACAAATATTTCCAAGTTCTCGAAGATTTGTCAAGATATTCTTTAAATTTTGACAAATTTTTTCCATTGTGTCTTCTTTTCTGTCAACATAGAGATAATTTTGTAAATCTTTGATCAAATTATTTAATGCTACTAGTCTAGTTTGTATATCTTGCAAATTATAACATATATTTTCAAAATACCATACCATCGATTTAATCATATTTTTATTAGGCTTATCATATTCACTAATTTTGTCTAATATATTGGTACAACTAGTGGAAAAAATAATCAAATCATCAACATATAATAAATTTAAAATTTTTACAAAATTATCCGATTTATTATCCGTATCATGTATAATATCACATAACGCTTCTATTAAAGGAATATATTTATTAGTTAATTTTTCTGTATCAGCACAAATAAAAATTATTCCGCTGGGTAATTGTGGTTGTATTTTGTTTCCCATTTTTAGTTACTACTACCTAGTTAATTAATTAATAGAAAATAATAAATTATCAATTTTTTTATTACCAACAGAAAAATTGAAAAATTAATTAGCAATATTTGTTTTGATAAATAATCACTATGTATATTAATTAATAATATGGAATCAGCACTGGCTTATTTACAATCAGCATCGAATGATTTAAATACTGATTTAGAACTACAATTCGAATCAAATTTAGGGAAAACATTAAATCGATTCGAAATATTTTCAAAAAATAATAACACATATGAATTATTATTCTCCAAAATACAATCTACAATCAAAAATTTAAATGATTTAATCGCATCAACAGAATTAAAATCAAATCCTTGTAAAAAAATGGCAAAAAGAATGAAATCTAAATTATATTTTTTTATGAAAAAATTAATGAACCCATATTGCAAGGATTCACTAACAAAAAATATTATTGATGATACAGTATCAGAATTAGATATGTTATTAAATACAATACCAAAAACTTCTTTTAATAATGAAAGACATGTTAATGTACTGATAATTGCATTAAAATATAAAATCAGATTATTAAAAAATAGTATTGTAATATTGGACGATATTATTGATGATCAAATTGATTATCAAAATCAAAAATCAAATATGTTTTGCCAAATTTTTTAATTGACTCACTAAAAATATAGTTATATTAATATATACATATATTTGTACACATATGTTTGATTTAGTCAGTAAAAAATATATTTATTTGGGAAATTTTGATGTGATCAGCAAAGAAATAGTCATATCGGATCCGAGTTATGAATTAGATAAAAAAATATATAACAATGAAATTTGGAAATTAAATGCGCTAATAACAAATGCGGCCAACGGCTCTCTAAAAATATATGCGTTGTTTTGTATTCAAAATTGTGAAACAATTTTGTAATACTAAAACCACTAGAAAATAAATATGGGCGAAGTCCATATTTATTTAACTAGCTAAAAATATAATAGCTTTGCTATTATATTTTAACTAGTGTTTCTGTTATCTTTTTTG